CTGGAAAAGGCAGACCCCCGCACAAACCCTCAAAAGAGAGCAGAGAACAAGTCAAACGCTTATCTGCATTGGGATGCCCGCATGAGGATATAGCTACCCGCTTAAAAATAAGTGCTGATACGCTAGTGAAGTATTACCAAGATGAACTAGACGAAGGCCGTATAGATGCTAACTCAGCTATTGCTGGCACTTTGTTTAATCAGGCAAAGAAGGGGAATACCGCTGCCGCTATTTTTTGGCTAAAGACACGGGCTAGATGGAAAGAAACTCAAGTCAATGAGGTTACGGGTTCTAACGGTGGCGATATAAGAATCTCATGGGCAGATGAGTAGCCCTATAAAGCTAAAATACCGCCCTAGAAGCGTTTTTGAGGACTTTCACACCCGTAAGCAACGCTGGGCTGTTATCGTGGCCCACAGGCGTTGTGGCAAGACTGTAGCCTGTATCAATGATTTGATAGTTAAAGCCTTAATAGAAAACAAAAAACACGCCCAATACGCCTACATTGCCCCGTTTTACTCACAGGCCAAATCAGTAGCTTGGAGATACTTGGAACGCTTTTCTGAGCCTTTTATGACTAAAGCCAATCAGTCAGAGTTATGGGTCGAATTGGTTAATGGCGCAAGAATAAGGCTCTTTGGCGCAGATAACCCTGACGCACTTCGAGGCAATTTTTTAGATGGCGTAGTCATGGACGAAATGGCCGATATGAAACCATCAGTATGGGGTGAGATTATTCGTCCTTTATTATCAGACCGTATCGGTTGGGCTACATTCATTGGGACACCAAAGGGCCACAATTCTTTTTATGACATTTTTAACGAAGCCCAAAAAAACCCGAATTGGTATGTGAAGACTCTACGGGCAGACCAAACCAATCTTTTGCCACAAGCCGAATTAGACGATGCTAGAGCCTCGATGTCTGATAACCAGTATGAGCAGGAGTTTTTATGTTCGTTTGAGGCAGCTATTATTGGGGCATTTTACGGGCAGGAGATGCGTAGGATCACCGACCTTGAGCGTATTACCTCGGTGGACTATGATCCTATGTTCCCCTGCCATACCGTATGGGATTTGGGGTACAACGATTCTACGGCTATCATTTGGTTTCAGGTCGTATACGGTGAGATACGGGTGCTAGACCACCATTCTAGTAACGGTCAGGCTATCCCTTACTACACAGGCTTACTAGCCCAAAAAGAGGATCAATACGGGTACAAGTATGGCTATCATTACCTACCCCATGACGCTAGGGCTAAAACATTGGCGAGTGGTGGTAAGAGCATAATCGAACAAATTGCGACAAAAATTGACATAAAACATTTAAAAATCGTACCAAACCTATCACTTCAGGATGGAATACAGGCTACACGACTTGCATTAACACGCTGTTGGTTCGATAATAAGTGTGACGAACTAATTGAATGTTTGCGCCAATACCAAAGGGAGTGGGATGATGATAAGAAAGTATTTAGAGATCGCCCGAAACACGATTGGACATCACACTCTAGCGATGCGATGCGCTATCTCAGCCTTGTTTGGAAGGATGAGGACAGCCCTATCCTCAAAGATACAAGGGTTAAAGGCGTATCTATCGGGGAAAACGAAGTGACCTTAAACGAATTGTGGAAGCAAACACCTAAACAAACACACCGCAGGATATAAACATGGATCACACCTACGAAGATTGGTACAACTGTATTGCTGGCTACGAGAGGTCGTATAAAGAGTGGGAAGCCCGTGCTGACCGCATCATCAAGCGGTATCGTGATGACAGCCGTACTAGGAATAACCCTAACGCCCGATTCAATATCCTTTGGTCAAATGTACAGACCATTACCCCAGCTATCTTTGCCCGTCTACCAAGACCCGATGTAAGCCGTAGGTTTAGGGATAATGACCCAGTAGCACGGGTAGCATCGATGATGCTTGAACGGGCATTGGATTATGAGATTACCCATTACGGGGACTATAAGTCTGCCATGAATCAGTCGGTCTTAGACCGTTTACTGGGTGGGCGTGGTACATCGTGGGTACGCTACGAACCACATATTGCTGGTGAAGCTGGCGGTATGGCTGAAGGTATGCCTGAGGATGGGCTACAGGTTACAGAGGATACAGACGAAGCCGAAACCGAAGGCGGTATATTTCGTGAGGATCAAGAACGCATTGAGTACGAATGTGCGCCTGTTGACTATGTGTATTGGCGTGACTTCGGTCACACGATTGCCCGTACATGGGAAGAAGTAACCGCTGTATGGCGCAAGGTCTACATGGAACGCCCTGCTTTAGTCGAACGCTTTGGTGAAGAACTGGGCGGTAAGATACCCCTAGACACCAAACCCGAAACCACAAAGACTTTTAATGAGAAGATGGGTGAAGGTGCATCCGAAGCCGTTATCTACGAGATATGGGACAAGACTACGGGTGAGGTCATTTGGCTATCGAAGTCAATGGGTAAGATTTTAGATACACGCCCTGACCCGCTTAAACTTGAGAACTTTTGGCCCTGCCCTAAACCCCTGTACGCTACACTTACGACAGACAAGCTAGAGCCGATTCCTGACTTTGTTCTATACCAAGACCAAGCCAAGCAGTTAGACACGCTGGCAGACCGTATAGACGGCTTTATCAACGCCCTAAAAGTACGGGGTGTTTACGATGCATCCGAACCTAGCCTTGCAAGACTGTTCTCCGAGGGTGAGAACAATACCCTGATTCCTGTTAAGAACTATGCTGCCTTCAGTGAGAAGGGCGGGATGATGGGGGCTATTAACCTTGTAGACATTGCCCCAATATCCCAAGCCTTACAAATGTCGTATCAGGCAATGGATCAGGTCAAGAACCAAATCTACGAGATTATGGGTATTGCTGACATCCAACGGGGGCAGACCGACCCTAATGAAACCCTTGGCGCACAGATTATTAAGTCTAATAACGCCAGCGGTAGACTCAAGACCATGCAACACGCTGTCGTAGACTTTGCTACTGAACTTTTGAGCATCAAGGCTCAGATTATTTGCAACCACTTTACAGACGATACGATTGTCAAGATTAGTGGTGCAATGCAACTAAGCCAACAGGATCAACAGTTAATCCCACAAGCCCTAGCCTTATTGCGTAACGAATCCGCTAAAAACTTCCGTGTTGAGGTGACTAGCGACTCGATGATATTCCAAGACGAACAGCAGGAAAAAGCTGACAGAATGGAGTTTTTATCCGCAATGAGTGGGTTCTTACAACAGGCAGTCCCAGCGGCACAATCTACCCCCGAACTGACCCCCATGTTGGTCGAGATGCTGAAGTTTGGTGTCACCGCATTTAAGGCTGGTAAAGGTTTAGAGGGCATGATTGACGAAACCGCTGACAAGTTCCGTGAGCAAGCGAAGATGGCAGAAGGACAACCCAAGCCACCTAGCCCTGAACAACAGAAGATGCAAATGCAGATGCAGATTGAACAAGCCAAGATACAGGCTAAACAAGCTGAAATGCAGATGCAATTACAAATTGACCAGCAAAAGATGCAAATGCAGATGGAACTGGAGAAGGCTAAACAAGAATACCAAGCCCAAGAAAATCAACTTAAGTTCCAACTTGAAGAACAGCGTAACGCTATGGATCGTGAGATGGAGATTAAAGTCGCTCAGATGAAGATGCACACCGAACGCAATACGCAGGTCTTGTTAGCGCATATTAACAACGGGGCTAAGATTGAGGTTGCCCGTATTGGTTCAGACGATTCGGATGGCGCACAAGCCTACATGACCGAGATGGATATGGCCGAATCTATGAAACATCCTATGCAACCGATTGCCGATGCTATTAGCATGAGCAACCAGCAAATGACCCTAGCATTAGGTGATTTGGTAAACACCATTAACGAGAACCACAATAGACCGAAGCAGGTAGTTCGAGGACAAGACGGTAAGATTATTGGAGTCCAGTAATGCCTATAACAGTCAAGCATAGTAAGACTTCAGCAATACCTGACGCTGGGGATGCAAACTTAGTACAGCCATCCGATTGGAATGCTGACCATACCCTTACTGGGCTTGGCACAATGGCAGAGCAGAATGCCAATGCGGTAGCCATAACAGGCGGTACGATTTCAGGCGTTACTATCCCTGCATCCAATGTCACGGGTACGCTACAGGTTAACCAAGGCGGTACAGGGGCAACAACCCTGACAGGCTATGTCAAGGGCGCAGGAACTACAGCCCTGACTGCATCCTCGACCATTCCCAATACAGACATTACGGGTCTAGGCACGGCATCGACTAAAGATGCTGGGGCGGCATTAGGAGTGGCAACCCTTGATGCTGGCGGTAAAGTACCTGTAAGCGAACTTCCTGCCGCAGTCCTAGGCGCACTTAGCTATCAAGGAACTTGGAATGCAAGCACTAACACCCCTACTCTTACTTCCTCTACTGG